TAGAGGTTTACTAGGAGACGAGTTTTTTAAGTCTGAAATGGATTTATTAGAGCAATCACAGATCGACATTATTGTGAACTCTGCACCACACGAATCAGAGGAGCGAGAAGAAGCATATCGTATGCAACTTGCTATCAAGAAGATTAGAGCGCACTTTCAAGCCCTCGCAGCACAAGGCGAGATTGACAAGAAGCGTTGGAAAATTTTGTAACACTTGTTACGAAAGCGTGTATAGCGTTACTATACAAAACAATTAGGGAAAACAAATGAGTGAAAACATCACCCCGAAAGGGAATGAATCGCTTACAGTAGATCAAGCTGCAAGCAGTTTACTAGCTATGATGGATGCTTCCGAAGCCTCGCAAGAGCAACCAGAGGAGCAGCAATCACAGCCAGCAGAAGCCCAAGCCGAAGAACAGTACGAAGAACAGTACGATTCAGAGGACTCCGAAGAAGCAGAGCAAGAAGTAGAGCAGCCAAGATATCGTGTCAAAGTAGACGGACAGGAATCTGAGGTGTCGCTCGATGAGCTTGTAAAAGGCTATCAGAGAGAAGCTGACTATACTAAAAAAACCCAAACACTTGCCGAACAGCGCAAGGCTGTAGAAGCCGAGCGACAGACTGTAGAGCAAGCGAAGCAACTACGAGATACATACGCACAGCGTTTGCAGATTATTGAGCAAGCACTCAGATCGCAAACACAGGGCGAGAACCTCGATGAGTTGAAAGAAACTGACCCAATCGGCTATGCCGTAAAGGTGGCAGAAAGAAGTGAGAACGAGAAGCGACTATATGCTATTAGAGCCGAGCAAGCCAGAATTGCACAAATGCAACAATCTGAGCAAGCACATCAACTATCGCAAGTAGTTTCTCAAGAGGCTGATAAGCTCTCTAAAGTTCTTCCTGAGTATGCAGACCCACAAAAGGGCGAGACTATTCGCAAGAGTATTCGTTCTTACGCAGAAAGCGTAGGGTTTTCAGCAGACGAACTATCGAAGGTCTATGACTCTAGAGCAGTTCTGACTCTTTACAAGGCTATGCAGTACGACAAGTTAATGCAGAACAAGGGCGAGGTAAACAAGAAATTAAACCAAGCTCCTAAGATGCTAAGACCTGGTGTAGGCAAGCCTCAAGGTAGTTTAGAGGCAGAAAAAACTAAACGGTTAAGACAGCAGTTTAAACAGTCAGGGAAAGTCTCTGACGCTGCTAAATTATTTGAACAATTTTTATAAGGAATTATTATGACAGCCCCAGTCGGTACATTTACAGTATATGACACAAGCTCCACTCGAGGTGGTTTACGAGAGGACTTGTCCGATATGATTTATTCGATTAGCCCAACAGACACGCCTTTAATGTCTACTTTGGCTAAATCCAAAGCAACTGCCGTTTATCACGAATGGCAAACCGATAGCCTTGCTGCCGCTACTACTGCTAACGCATTAGTAGAAGGTGACGATGCTGTAGCTACAACTGCTTCTCCTACATTCCGTATTGGTAACTATACCCAGATCGTTGGTAAAACAATCCAGGTATCTGGTACTTTGGAAGCAGTAGACAAAGCAGGTCGTAAATCCCAAAAGGCTTACGAGTTAGCTAAAGCATCTAGCGAAATCAAGCGTGATATTGAAACCATCCTCTTTGCTAACCAAGCAAGTACGGCTGGCTCAAGCTCATCTGCTCGTAAGATGGGTACTATGCTTGCATGGCTAAAGACCAACACATCGTTTGGTACAAGTGGTGCTGATCCAACAACTGCTGGATCAACCACTCGTTCCGATGGTGTTGTTCGTACATTCACAGAAACAATCTTGAAAGAGATTATCCGTGAAGCGTACATTAGCGGTGGCAATCCAAAGGTTATGTATGTAAGCCCAATCGGTAAACAAAAGACTTCAGAGTTTACTGGTATTGCAGCACAACGCTACATGGCTCCTGGTGATGCTCCTACGACCATCATTGGCGCAGCCGATGTATATATGAGCGACTTTGGTTCTATTTCGATTGTTCCAAATCGTTTCATGCGTACTCGTGATGCAGTAGTAGTTGATCCTGAGTATGCAGCATTGGCTTACTTACGCCCATTCCAAACTAACGAATTAGCAAAAACTGGTGACTCTGAAAAGACCCAGTTGCTTGCTGAGTTGACCTTGGAAATGCGTAATGAAGCTGCTCATGGTATCGCAGCAGACTTGAACTTTGCGCTGTAATTGATGTAGAATAGGGGTGGGCAAAACTCACCCCTATTTCTATGACAAAACTTATATCAGTAGACCAATCAGCTAAGAGGTTTACAGAAGCAGAATACGATGGCGAAGGTGGGTTAATTATCCGCACCAGCCAAGATGTAACCGATATAGTAGAACAAAACAAAGCACAATATAATGCTGGCTCAGTCCATGACAAATGGGGTGATCTTACAAAAGTTGCTAGTTTGCCTTTTACAGTTATCGACACTCTCAATCGCAAAGGTATTATGCGAGGCTTTGCAGTAATCGACGAAAAAGAATTTAAGAAGTTTTTAAACGATCCTGAAAACAGATTCTTTCGTACAAGACCAGGCAAAGTATGAAGAAACCAAGAGTAGTTGTATGTGTACCTTGTAGAGATCAAGTAATGGCTGGCTTTTGCTTTGACTTAGCCAAGCTCATGGCTTACGAAGGTAAGCGCAATAAAGTAGAAATAGAAGTAATGCAGATGACAGGCACATTAATCTTTACTCAGCGAGAACGATTGAGCGAAGAAGGCTTGAATTGGAAAGCAGACTATCTTTTGTGGATTGACAGCGATATGCGATTCCCAAAAGATACTTTGCAAGTGCTGTTAGAAAGAAATAAAGACATTGTTGGCGTTAATGCAACATCAAGAGTAGAGCCTATAAAGCCTACAGCAATGAACTTAATTATTAAGAACGAAAAAGAACATAGTTGGATTCATCTAGACTCATTAAAACGCAAGAGTATAGAAAAAGTAACAGCAGTTGGTTTTGGTGTGACATTAGTAAAAACAAGTATTTTGGCTAAGATTCCTAGACCTTGGTTTAATGTCATGTGGTCAGATCATGGTGCAATTATCGGAGAGGATATTCATTTCTGTATAAAGGCGCAAGATGCTGGTTTTGAGGTGTATGTTGACCATGACTTATCAAAAGCAATCGGACACATCGGAACAAGAACATTTGGATGGAAAGATATAGAAAATGGCACTCTCGACATACGCAGACCTCCAGACCACGATAGCGAGTTATCTGGGAAGGTCGGACTTAACAACACAGATACCTGATTTTATCCGTTTAGCAGAGGATCGCTTACGCAGAGAGTTGCGTATTCGGCAGATGCTAAAGGTAGTCACAAGCCCTACAACGGGTGGCGATGCAACAGTATCTTTACCAGCAGACTTCTTACAAATTAGGGATATTCATATAGATGGAAACCCACTTTATACGCTTGAGTATATGTCTCCATCAGTGTTTTATCGCAACAGTCGCTCAGTTGAAAGCGGTGTGCCAGTCAATTACACAGTATTGGCTAGTGAATTTATATTCGCACCAAAGCCTGATGCAGTTTATACATTAAAGATGCTTTATTACGCTGCGCCTACCTATTTATCAGGCGCAAACACAAGTAATGTGTTCTTGGCTAACTGTGTAGATGCCCTACTATATGGCGCACTAGCAGAAGCCGAGCCGTACCTTATGAATGATGCAAGAATCCCTGTATGGGCTTCTTTGTATGACCGATCTATTGGCAATATCTCTCAGTCGGATGAAGGCGCAGAATATAGTGGTGTTCCATTACGAATGATCGTAGCTCGATAATTTAATCAAGGAGTTTTAAATGGCAGAATTTAGTAATTACCTAGAGAACGCATTACTAAATGCTGTTCTACGCAATACATCTTATACAAGCCCAACAACCTGTTTCGTAGGTTTGTTTACTTCTGATCCTACCGATGCTGGTAGTGGCACAGAATGTACTGGCGGTGCGTATGCTCGTATTTCTGTATCGTTTAACGCCCCTAGCAATGGTGTTTGCACTAACAGCGCAGATGTAACCTTTGCCCAGGCTACAAACAACTGGGGAACAATCAGCCATATTGGTCTACATGATGCAGTTACTACTGGCAATCTGTTATTCCATACGATCCTAAACTCGTCTAAGTCGATTGGCACAGGCGATCAGTTTAAGATCAGCACAGGCGCATTGACCTGTACGCTTGAGTAATGCCACTTACTCTTGAGCAGCTAGATGTTTATGGCTCGATTGAGAATGTACCTTATTCATTAGATAATACTTTTTACGATGGCAAGGTATGTGGACCATGGACATTAGAACAACTTAATAACTTTGGGAGCTTAGACAGTCTCCCTTTTTCGCTAGATAGCGATATTTGGGTATCTAATGCCTGTGTTAACTTAGCAAACGCTGGTATTACAGCTAATGCAATTCTTACTGCTGATCCAGAAAGAACGCTTGGTGGACAAGCAGAAATACTAGGTGTTGCTACTGTTACAGGTAACGCAATACGATTAGCTAACGCTAATGCAGAAATACTTGGTACAGCAACAGTACAAGCCCTAGGTGGTCTTACATTAGGTGCAAGTGCAGAGATTACTGCAACTGCTAATGTAGAGATCGCTGGATCAAAAGTAGCTTACGGATTAGGCGATATAGTTTGTACCGCAAATGTAGCTACAAATGGCACAATTATCGCCAAAGGCGAAGGCTCGATTAACGGCTCTGCAAGCCTCGAATCAGGCTCGACTAGGGTTAGATATGCTGATGGTGCAATAAACGGCACAGCGACCTTTACAGGCGATTCTATACGGGTTGCTCTAGCTAATGCAGAGGTTATTGGCACAGGTAGCATGGCTGGACTAGGTGGTATGTCTTACCAAGGATTTGCTGAGATCAACGCTAACGCTAATGTTGCGGTGCAAGGTAGATTAATTGCTAATGCTTATGTAGAGATTAATGGTAACGCAAATGTTACTGCGACAGGCTTTAAGTTTGGTCAAGAGTGGTCGGTTGACTCTGCCGAAGATAATACATGGACAGTACAAGAGGCTGGATCAAATAATTGGACTACAGTAAATGCAGATTCAAATACTTGGACACCAATAACCGCTGATTCAAACACTTGGACAGTACAGAATACAGGGAATAATGAATGGCAACGACAAGGATAAACTTTTCAGAATGGTTACCCGACCAGCCTGGCGTTGCTGGAGCAATGACAGAAGCCAAGAATGTGTATCCAATAGCTAATGGATATGGCTCTTTGCCGTTAGAGGTAAACCTGTCTAACAATGCAAGCGAAAACCT